TGTTATGATAAATAAAGTAGGTCAGCTTGAGGTTTTATTAGAAGCTTTAAACTTTACCAGTACAACACACAGGGCAAATCTAGAAGCCCTCTTAAAGGATTGTCCTGAATCTCTGGTAGAAGTTGAAGAAGAAGAAGTCACAGAAGATACAACAGATTCTGAAGACTAATTCGTATCTCCAAGTGAGAGGCTGTGTAAAACCTAGATTAAATTCGGGGTAATAGCCTCTCCATTTTAATTCCAAATGAGGGTAAATTATGGAACAAAATAAATTTATAAAGTATCATGTATCATGCCATGCTTGTGGCAGTTCTGATGCTGTATCAGTAAATGAAGATGGCTCGGCTAAATGTTTTAGCTGTGGCAAATTTTATAGTAATTATGAAAACAAGGTAACACCAATGGAAAAATATACACAACCAACTACCATTGTAAATCCTCATGGAGGTATCTTTGGTAAACTAACAGATAGAAATATCACAAAAGAAACAGCAGAAAAGTATGGAGTGAAAGTTATTTACGATTCAAATGGTCAGATAGCACAACACTTATATCCTTTTTATATAAACAATGAACAATGTGCTACAAAAACTAGGTACATAA